ATTACGAACGTAATCGTAGATTAATTGATCTTAATCATCAGCCAACTGATATTAAAGAGATTATTAAAGAAACTATTAATGCAGGAACACTTGCTAATAAAAATATTAGTCAAGTTGGAATTAGATTGATGAAGTTCTGCCACTTATATGATCTAAAGAAAATTGCAGATCAAGCACAGAGTTACGCGGAGCCACTTAATGCGAGGTATATACAATGACAGAATTACATGCTAAACCAATTATAGAAAACAAATTTTGGATCGTTGAACAAGACGGAGAAAAAATTGCCACCCTTCGTAAAAATGAAGACAATCATTTTATTATGAGTAACGAAGACGGTGTTAAAGTTTACCCTAATAAAGAAAGTTTAACAAGACAATTTGGTAAAGATTTCTTTGTTGCTAAGATCGTTAAAGAAGCATACGATGCACTGCCCAACGAAGTTCATGGGTATGCTACTAGTGTAGAACCACATAATGCTATGTTTGACATACAGCGTAAATTACCCTTGTTTACCAAAAGCGGTGATTCAAAAAGTCTTTACTGCGCAGGTTACTATGTGATACGTTTTGAGAAAGGCTGGGTTAAATCATTCTGTCCTAAGCTGATCACTCTACAAAGATATGAATACAAAGGCCCATTCAGAACAGATTTAGAAATGAAACAGGTGCTATCCAATGTCAGCAAATAATCTACCTACTAATTTACCGTCAGTTGAAAGATTAATTCAGAGAGTTTCAGCTGCTGAAAAAGCTCAACAAAAGAATATTACCATTTCAATACAAGAAGTTAGAGAACTAACATCCGAATTAGCTATTATGACCAGCAAACTAGGTCGCACAGTGCAAGAAATACATCAAATGTTAGCTGAAATACGAGAATCCACTACGCAAATTGACGTTAAGTTCGACGGCGGCAGCTTCACTTAGGCATAAATATATACGTGGTTAATTAGGAAACACGTATAATGAGTAGACCAAAACCTAAAATATTGTTAGAGTATGCTAACAAGGAAAATTTTAAAGTAGAGCAGATACTAGATAGCGAAGCTATCTGGGCAGTATTCTATAAAGACCAACCATTTAATCTTAAAAGTGGCAGCTTAGTGGCCAGTTATCCAGGACCTAAATATAAAAAAGTATCATTTAGCAATCCAGGTCACGCATATAATCTTGCTAAAAAACTTAATAAGTTATTTAAAACAGAAGATTTCGCAGTATATAAGCTCACACAAGGCGAAAGGTTAGAATAATGGATCTTAAGGATACCTATACTACGGTATTCCTCAAAGCAGCAAATCAATCCGTAGACACAAATACCCTGAAGCAATATCGCAGTACTTGGTGGTGGAACGTTCGCGACAATATCAGCAGCGGGTTAAGACTGACCGAACCTGCTATGGACTTCATAGGAAAAGAAGCTCAAATTAAGACCTACAAAGTAGAGTTCCCCAAAGACTTTGCCATCACAGCTCAGATTCTCCTATGGTTAGAAAATAACATAGATGGTCCATATTATATCACTAAAAAATCAATAACTGTTTTAAAAGAAAAAGCAGCCTTCCAACTCTACATGTTTTCCGGCGATATTAAGAAGATGGGCTATAACAAAGCATTGGCCCGTAAATTTAGCCAAGAATCAGACGCTGAATAATAGTAGTATATAAATATTTTACTATAATTAATTTTATTAGTGCCATACCTAAGGAGATATAAATGACAGAAGAAGTACAAACTCAAGAACAACAAACAGCAGCAGAACCTGCTCCTGAAGCAGCAGCATCGGCACCTGATTTAAATATCAGCGACCTTGTTGCTCTAAAAAGCATTATCGATGTAGCATCACAGAGAGGAGCGTTTAAAGCTAACGAACTAGAGGCAGTTGGTAAAACTTACAACAAGTTAAACAACTTCTTAGAATCTGTAGCTAAAAAGGAGGCCTAAAATGGGTTCATTCAAACACGTAGGTAAGATTAAAAACACAGGAGTAAGAGTCCTTGTGGTTTTTAGAACTCTACCAGGCGAATCAGACAAAGCATTGGTATTACCAACAGCAACATTACCAGATGCATACCATAATTCAATTATGGAATTAGTTGAAACCGATCAAGCTCAACAATCATTCGAGTTTGGGGAATTAATGTTTGTAAGATTATTTCCAGACGGAAGACCAATGTTACAAGCAATGCAGTCAGATAATCGGTTACAGAAAGTTTCTACTAGTAATGTAATAATGACTCCTACAAACAACAATGAAGTTTCTTTGGATCAGTTGAATATTCTAATTTCTGAACAAAAAAATTGCACAGTTGACGAACTTTGTACTTTTGTTAAGGGTGCTTCAACAGAAAAACTTAAAACAACAGAAGTTACTGAAAAAGAAACATCGACTAAACTACAAGCATCTAACAATGCACCATTAAGCGACGAAGATATTGCTAAATCATATCGTAGCCAAGCAGATGCCATGTATAAAGAAGCAGCAAGATTACGCAAAGAAGCGGATGATTTAGATCCTCCTAAAAAGAAAGTAGCTAAAGTTTCAGAGGACGCTAGTGCCTAATCCACTGTTTAAACCACCAAGACATCTTGTTAAAGAATGGCCAGAAGTCTTTGAAGATTTGTATATGAATACTATGCCGATAGCATATCTAGAGTTTGTTCATCTAGAATTTGCTAACGGCAGGGTATGGCAAATCGACATCAAGGAACAATTAACTCACTCCGATCCTGATGCTGTAGCAACTAAGTTACTCGACACTATGAGCGAATATAAAGACGAAATTAAGAAGTTAGATTTTAAGGTAGATATCGATAAACTTAAAAAAGATATCTTAGACTCTACAAAAGAAATACTTTAATTGATATTTTTGGCAATAAGTCTTGCCATATCTTTAGAATTGTTTCTTCCTGGGTGGATTAAATCTCGAGCTTGATTATCAATTTCTATCCAATCTGAATCAGTATAATAAGCAGACCTATCAAAGAAACTTGCAGAATAATATCTGCATCTAGGTTTCCATAAGTTTTTGTTAGCCATGCCAACGAATTTGGCTCTTAGTATTGAATGCGTATCATTTCTTATGTATTCTTTAAAATAAGGGTGCTGTTCCCAAATTCCACAATGTTTTATATCTATTTTATCAAAGTACGTGCATCTATCAGTACCGGTCCATAAATCTACTACAGCATATGGTGTTGGATAATATTCTGATAAGATTATTGAATTGTAAAAACTAAAATCAAAAGATACCCCAGGACCTCCTAAATTTACCACAGGGCGATCCATCAACAAACTTAATTGATGTGATATAGTCTCATCTTCGGCTAATCCAATTCCTAACACATTAGAGCATCCAAGGATAACCACTGCTTCTTTCCAATCAATATCTTTCCATTCCTCAGTTCGATATCCACTAGAATTGATTTTATATTCTATATGTTTAGTACGATAATGCCAATCTTCTGGTTGTGTTTTTAAATTTTGTTCAAACAAACTAGGAGAATCTGTTCCAGAAAATCTTGCATCTAATTCGTTAGTTTCTGAATTTGCATGATTTAACATAACTACTGGGAGAAAATTAGGTGGATTAAAATATGTAGGATCCGGTATAACATTGACTAAATTTTCAAGGCTATTAGTCATGAATATATCCTTTAAGTTTGCAGAATTCGTAAATTTCTTCAGCCATTACCGCATATCCTGTTTGTGTAGGGTGCATACAATTTGTAATATACTCTGTAGGATATTTTAATTTACTGTAATATTCATAAAAATTTCCGTTGGCTAATTCAGGATGTCCATCATAATTTAATAACATTTCCATAAAACTTTTACATTCTTTAGGATATAAAAATTTGTCCCAAGGCAACGATTCTATTAATTCAGAATGTTCTTTTCCAAGATGTTCATAGAAATATTCTTTATGAACCCTTTGATCAAATGCACATGATACTATAAAATCAAACCCGTGAGCTTTAGCAAATATCTCTCCTTCTCGGATATTCATTAATGTCTCAATTAATATAAACTTCTCACTCCAAAGATCTTTGGCGTATGCTTCCCATAACTGTGTGTTTGTGCTTTTTTCATCCTGAGGATTAGGCCACATGGTATAGAAATGATGATCTAAATATTCTTTATTAATAAAATCAAAACGTTCTATACCACTCAACATTAATACCATTATACCGCCCGAAGCATTCTCTAATTTAAGAGCAGGATTCAAATATAATTCCTTAACAGCAGCTCTATTTCCCTTGCCGGTGATGCCAAGATTAATAGGGATATAATCCGGCAAATGATTACGGCTTAATTGACACGGCCAACTATTATAGTACATTTCATCATATATTTCTTTAGGAACGTTTAATGGATCGATAAATCCATCGTATTTGTTATATGTAGATTTTGACCAACTACCAACGCCCTCGGTGAAACTATCACCAAGTCCGATTATGACTTTAGAACCCTTAGGTATATCAGGATTTCTATATTTTGGCATTCTTATCATAGATTAAAATATTCGTTGTAATGATTTTTTAATTCAACACATGCAGAATTTTCTCTGCTAGAATTTTTTTGGAATGTATTATAGTTATGTATCAAAATATCTTTCATTGATTCATACCAAGCAGCTTTATTTTGTATTGAATGTATCTGTTTGATCGCATCTGTTATCGCGTCAAATCTTTCAAAGGTTGATAACTCGTCATAAGATTCATCTATAAATCCCTCAAAAGTTCTATATCCCATATCACGCAATTTTTTCAAACTTCCTTTATTACCAACTACAATAAACGGATGTAGGCAGGCTATTGGTTTAAAAACTTTCTCACTTAAAAATAAAGTATGGTCTTGATCACCAAAGCTCGCTTCAGATACTACCGAAACCCAACTATCTAAGCATACAGTATCTAGTATTCTTCTAATATAATAGTTGTCATCAAGATCTGTATTATGTTTGCCATGTACTAATAGAGGTAATAATTTATTTGCCTCATCACAAAGATTTTGATCAGGATTACGACCTTCAAAGTAAGCTAATGTAAAACTATACGGATTCATACTTACTAGGCCGTGTTCCAGTAGATTTTCTTTGTAGAGATGAACATAAAACCAAATACGATGAGCCCTAAGTCTTTTCTGTAAACAATTATATGTTTTGATCTTATCCGCATTTTCTTTTTTATATTGCAGATGTTTTTCTACAGTAAGATCTAATTTCATTTCTTTTGATATAAAATGTACATCTTCCTCAAAGTGAGCGTAAGGCAAAACATTCATTCTATCAACAATATTATGAGAATCAGCCCATTCTTTATACTGGTCTTTACAAAGAAGATTTCCAGTAACATATATTATGGCTTTAGGATTTATACCATAGGTCTTACATTCTGTGTGAAAATATTCCCACAACCAGGTTGTTTGATATCCTTCGAGACTTTGATCCAATAATAACATCGCACGATGTTCTCTAAGGTCTTTCAAATATTGCTGACTTAGGTAAGAAAATCCATTCTGCACCTCATTGCGAAAAGCCAGATGAGTTCCAGCCCAATTGTCAGGATGATGATTTACTCCCGAACAAATCATATAATGTTGTGGTATTATGTCCTGAGCTGATGTAGCCTTATTTTCTTGTCCTCTAGGACCATATACCATTAGTTGTGTTATTGGAGATGTAGCAAATCTTTTTATGCCTGACCGATTAACATCAGGACAATTTGTAAAATTTTCTAACTTCTCTAAATTTTCAAATACAAAATTAATCACATTAGCCTATCTCGCCAAGTACGTGGCGTTTTTTCATTTACAATTTCTAACGGGAATCTATAATCAAAAGGTTTTGCTCCTCTAGATTTAATCCAATTAGCTGTTTCTTTTACAGCCTGTCCAACATTTGTTTTAGTTTCGTATCCTAAAATATTTCTAGCTTTATCTGCCGAACACATTGCATCTTTTACTTCCCTAGGTCTTTCTGAAAAATATATCGGTGGTTCAGTAAATTTACATTCTTTTGCTACCATAGCAACTAATTCGTTGATTGTGATAGTACCTTCATCTGGTCCAATGTTTATTGTTTCGCTGACAATAGAAGGATCTAATGCTAATTTTTCTAAACAGAAAACACAGTCATCTACATAACTAAAACACCGAGTCTGTTCTCCATCTCCGTAGACAATAGCCGGTTTACCTTGTAGGTTACGATTAATCATAATGCTCATGACATTACGGAATGGATCATCATACCGTTGTCGTGGACCTACAATATTGTGTGGTACTGCTATGTTCCACTCCATACCATGGGTTTCACACAGAACTTTGAGTGTTTCTTCACCTGCTACTTTAGCTATACCGTATGGATCAACTGGTTTTGGAATTTGTGTTTCTCGGAATGGTGTGCCTTGTGCCCCATATCGAGCCATGCTAGAACAATATACAAATCGTTTTACATTACATGCGATAGCAGCACTTATAGTGCTTACAGATGCCTGATATATGTTCTTGGTAATAAAGTTAGGACTAAACACGCTAAGACCTTCGTGTGCAGTCGCAGCGGTATGTATAACAATATCCGTTCCTTGCATTTTTTCACGTAAAGTATCATAATCGCAACAATCAATAATATGTAATTCTGCTTTGGGATTTACATTATCTAAATATCCACCAATCAGTGTATCATTGCCTATAACCTCATGTCCAAGCTCGATCATTCTATCTGCTAAATGACTGCCTAAGAATCCGGCTATTCCTGTGATAAAAATTTTCATACGTTCATGCACCTAAAATAAAATGCTGACAACTCTGGAAAGGTTTTTGCAAAATCAGTACCGCGTCTGCGATCATATTCCGTAAACCAATTGTAGAAATCTCGCCAACCTTCCAGCAATTTATCATCGGAATATTTTGAAGTTTCCATATACTTGACTACACGTAGAAATTTTTCATATTCAAGTTCTGAAAATTTACTGCGATCTTTATCATCGAGATTAGTCTTGATGTATTCTAGATGGTTATACATATACGGCATAAACTCTTCTTTAGGTAATAAATTCATGTCATATTGTAACGGTTCTTTTAAGAACGGAGTATCAAATCTAATACGTTGCCATTTATTCTGTTCAAATCCATTATATTTTACTCGCCATTCTAATATCTTTTCTAACAGTGACTGAAAATTAGTTACTGTTAAAATATTAAATGTTATCATAAATGTAATAGGTAATTGTGTCTTGGTTAGATAAGTGTCTAAATTACGTTCCCATACTTCTAAATTTAATCCAGTACGACTATATTCAGCAGGCTCTCCCCAAGTATCAATACTAGTAAAAATTTTAAAGTCTTTGATACAGCCTTTTGCTAATAAAGTGTTTACCTTTTCTACAAGACGATCTATCATCACAGGTTTCACACCAAAGTTACTATTGATATTCAATTCAAGTTGTGGTTGTGGATTTTTTTCTAATTCGTCAAATAGTCGCCAGGTGCTTTGCTGTAATAGAGGCTCGCCACCAGTGATGCGCAGGATCGTTAAAGTTTTGCTAACTTCAGGCCACCACTTCCACCATGCCTCAACATAGGGATTACTTTCTTCTTCGTATATGGTAAACCAATCAATATCATTACGATGATTTTTAACCATAGTATAAGGGCCATGATCTTTGATCTCTTTGTAGTATGCTGAACTATGTTTAGGATGACAGTATCCGCATTTAAAATTACATTCATTACCAAAGCTAACTTCAATGTACTGAGGGTTTATATGCTTTAGAGGATTATGTTTTATTTCAGCAAGTCTTTCTTCGGTATAGATACTAGCATTACGTTCTTTACGATCGCTGATGTAATCTTCACCTAATGCTTCAATATTCCAACAATAGTTACATCCACTTGGTTTACCACCTGCCAGCATTTCAGCACGCTCTGATATTTTTTGTCTAGTATTGTGAAGAGCGTCTACGTTGTGTGCAAGTTCATGTAACGGAATCTTATGTGGAGCAGGATGATAACAACTGTGCGTTTCACCTGTACCTAAATAGATAGTCGTGTGGTGCCACTTCGCCAAACAGAATGTTGGGCTAATCTCATTCATTATTGGAATGAATTTTTGTATGCGGGCTTTATCGTCCAAATCTTTCTCTCAGCCAATTAAAATCGTTAATCATTTTTAGTGCTTCGTTGTTGTCTTTATTTTCTAATCCGTATTGTTTACCTTGTACGGCACCTTCAATGGCTTCTCTGCCAAACGGTCGATCAATACCTCTGGTACACCAAACATTTAATCTATAGTTTGTGTCAGTATCATCCTGTCGATCAATAGTCTTACTAGATAATTTCACGCATTCTCTAAAAGCACTTTTCCATGTATTAAAAGCATCTACATTAAATGCTGTGATATTACTGACCTCTGGCATGGCCTTGAACAGTGGACTAATACTGGTTGTCATATCGGGTTTAGTGATATCCATGTTTAACGTTAATTTTCTTGGTAGCAATTTTACTCCGCCGTACCCATATTCTAAATCATTAATGGGATTACTACTACGCCATACATGGACATTTTCTATATCATATTCGCTAACAACATGATCAAAATTAAACGTGTCTAAAACAACCGCATCAGCATCAACGACCCAGAACATTTTTGTAAACGCTTTACGGGCACCTGCTATGTGTGCTTGATGTATTCCTTTAACACTATCAACACGTTGAGCGTAAGGGAATCGAGCCTTTAGATTAGCAAAGTTTTTATCCGCGTTAGGTTCATTGTAACTGATGAATATAATATCGTATCTCATCGTTTGTAATATGTCCTAACTAATTCAACAGTCTCATCATATAAATCTAAAGTAAATTTGCTCTGTTGTGCATCGAGCCAAGGCCAGTCTAGACCTAATTGATGTTTAATTTTTGTTCCAAGATCGTATGTATCTTGTTCTATAGTTGAGTGATTAATATTATTTTCATAGATATTTTTTAATATCTCAAAATCACGCACATCTATATAATTCCAATCTGTACAATTAGTCATCCATGTTCCCATGCGTGCACCAAGAATAGCATACAGCCCATGTTCTTCATGTGCGCCTACAGTTGACCACATACGCAGTCTATGAATATTATGCCACCATATACGTTCTTTAATCTCCATAGCAGGAATTTTAACTCCATCAAGCAAGGTCATCTTAACACCTTCACGGAAGCCTGCACGCCATGATTGGAAAGGACTTCCATTAATAACACTATCACTATACACTGTAGGAAAATTTCGATACCCATCTTCCCAACAGAAGTCAACCTGGGCACGATCGCTTTCACTGGCTTCGTGTGTTCTCATATTAACCACAAAATCTTTTTTCCAGATTTTTAATCCACCGTTACCGTAGCGTAGTCCATTAATTTTATTTCTTCCACACCACCCATAGACTTGTATTTTTGGATCGCTCATATCTAAGTCTAAGTCAAAGAAACTTGGATGTACTATATTATCTGCATCAACCGTGATAAACCATTCAGTATCAGATAATGCTGCGGCTGCCTTGTGTGCTGCATCACTGCCTTTAACTCCGTGTACACGTTTAGCCCACGGTGCTTTGTTTAAGAGATCAGCATAGTGCAGATCTGCGTTAGGTTCATCGTAACTAATGAATACAATATCAAATTCAACTATTTTCATTTGATTTCCACAGCGTAATGTTTAAAAATTCGTTTGGTATAGATGCTAAATTTTTCTGGTAAAGCAATATCATAAAATATTTTTGGAACATCTACAAGATCAGATACATGTAATTTGAGAATATTATGTAATATATTAGGATCATTGTAATCTGTAATATAAAGATCCATCGCGGTATCTCCATTCCAATGTATACGTTTTTTCTTATTAGGAGTGGTACCGTCAGTTACTTCCATGAATTGATTAAAATCATCTATGAGATTAACCGTTAATGTTTTTTCAGATCGATCATATACTATGTAGATATCGTGTTTATTAGAAGTTGAATATTCTACTCCAATAATTCGATGTAAGATATCGGATATTTTGAATATGGATCTAACTTCTGCTATTTCAACTGTATGCGAATCAAGATCTACATAACAATGATGTAATGGTATTTTTCCTTGAAGTATTTTTTCAGCAACTTCTTGATCCATCGAAGCTCTATGCAGTTCATTAGTCAATGCCCTAGCTGGTCCAACTTTAGTTACACTTCCTGTTTGAGGATCAAATGCCGCAGCATATTCAACTTCTGGTGGTTTATACTCAGCTAACCATTTTTCAACATCCATTATTTCTTCCATGCTATTTCCTCTAGAATGTTGATAATTTCAGTATTAATTTTATCTTTTTCAACATAATGCACAATATCGTGTTGTTGATAATTTCCTATTTTCAATTTTGCGTTACGATTAAAATAAAAACCAACATTGTCCGACCACTTGTTACTAGCCCACGGCCAATTTTGTACCATAGGTTTCATATGAACTACTCTTGGAAATTCTAAGGGGTATGCAATATCATTTTCTATTCCTAATATTTTTGCCGATAACGCAAACGCTTCGTCTGTTCCAACTATTTTAGGTCTATAGTCAGACAAAAACATATTTGAAAATTCTATAGGATTCTTAATAATATATCGACCTAGTGTAAAAAATTCGTCAGCCAGCTCACTCCCTTTCTTAAAAAATGTCCAGAATGAATACAAATTAGGCAATTTGTTTTCTGTAAATGTTTTTCTATATTCATCGCTAGTGACTATCTCTCCTCGATATGTGTAAGATTTGTTGGCCACATATAATTCTGAGTTTTCTATAAAATAGTCAATCCAATGACTGTAATCTCTAGTAAACAGCATATCGGAATCTAAACATACTGTATGATCAAAAGGAGTTAACTTGTCCATCCATGATCGACCATTCCAAAATGTTTCTTGGTCCCATTTTATTACATGATCAAATACCCAACTAGATACGTATCCTTCAATTTGTGATGGATCGTCTATAACCAATGCCACTTTGTCATACCCTTCTTTCTGTGTATTTTTAATACTTAATGCAAGAGCATAGGCTAATTGAGCATAATCAACATTATCATCTTTGGCTACAAATATCAAATATCCAAAATTCATATAAGCCTCATCAATGCGTCAGCATTTCTTATCATACTATGTTTGTTCATTACATGTACATCTAATCCATCAACAGCCGTTGCACAAAAATTAGTATCTGCCATAGGACTAACTAAAAATATTAACTTACCTTTATCACTAACTTGATATAAAGAATCTTTGTCCATAGTCGTTAAGATGGGTGGAAGAGAGAATCTTAAATCAGTTTCAAATCCGTCCATGATATGTTTGGCCACACTAAACGAAATATCATTTCTATATTGTTTTGTGCTAAATCTAAATAGATCACCAAAGTATTGATAATTGTCTCTAACATAATTTACAAGATCAAAAAATGTTTTCGTTGTTTCATTTTTAGTAAACATAACTGTAGTAGCCCACATCAGATGGATTCCGGTATCTGAAACATATTTGTCAAGATATCCAATTCTATTTTGTGAATAGATATCTTTAATAGAATCTGATATCATAACATCTTGATCAATATCCCAATATTGATTCAATCTATCTGAAAATATTAAAAAATCGCTGTCTAATAATAATGTTCGATCATACGGGGTAATTTCACAGGCGTTGGCCCTATTAGCATTTACAAAAGGAACCATTTTGCTCTGCGGACCGTCGTGTAGTTTTCTTTGATTTCCGGTAATTGGTTTTTCTACTTCAATGATTTGATCAAATATATCAACTGCTTTTTCGTAGGTTCCTGAGGTTTTCATCCATTCAATTGTAGATATATCTGTGGCCAAACTAACAGGAACTTTTAAATTCTTTTTAACTAATCCGCCAGATATAATTGCCATTAGGGCATAATCAATATCTCTACTATTATGAGCAAATATTAATGCACCTTTTTTCATAGATCTAATAATTTTTCTACGCTTCTATTCTTTTTAAGAGCTTCATATTGTTCATAATATTCTAAAGTAGTGGTAAAATATCTATCTACAATCTCATCTCGAAATTCTGTAAGATCATCAATCATTACAGGATTTTCATTCATATCGATTAATGGAATACCGTTAATGCGGCCCTGATCTATTAAAATTTGGACGAAAGATATAAGATCTCTATCAATTTTAAAAATACCCCCGTTAAACCCATAGACTAATTTGGATTCAATTTTTTCTTTTAGAGTTCTTCTCTGTATAGAAAAAGTATGACGATAATTGGAAAATTCTAGAGCTTTTTTGAACTGCTCATCCATGATGTACTCCTAAAATAAACATAGCAGTTTATTTATAGTACTTAGATGAACCTGAGAAAATTAAGGTATTATATCTGTGGCTGTGATTGTTGGAGATTCAACTACAAACGTTCCTGCACCTGAAGGTTGTAAAACTCCCGATGATTCTAAAGAAGAAACCGCTAAGTTTAAGGTTCCATCAACTCCGTCTGGATTAAGTCCGCCTGGATGGTTATCAACCCATTCTACTAAGAATCGCAGTGAAGTAGCTGTACCACTACTATTATCAGCCACACCCACAGTCTTAGCTGATATTTTATAGGAATTAGCAGCATACGGAGTAGTTGCTGATATGTTTATCCATGTCTGATATGTGTCAGACAATCTATAATAATTTAAGCCATCGTTAGGTTCTAATCCAGAATCTGGTTTTTGTCCTCCAAATCCAACGGTACTTATACTAGATAGCAGTGTTGACCAAGCATTATTTTGTGAAGCAATACTACCAACAGTTGTTCCACCTGTTCTAGAACTGGTAAATCGTATTTCCCCACCTGAGTTAAAAAATCCTCTAGCTTTGCCTGCTGTCGTGAATGTTACTGAAATCTCAGATGATACTAAACTAGCCCACGTTGTTCCATAAGTAGCATTTGGCCAGATTGTAGATTTATTTGATTTAACTACGGTTATTGCCTGACTCGAATGAACTCTAAATCTATTAGCAACTAAAACATCTGCATATGAATCGTATTGTGTATACGGAGCGTCTAAACTATTTGCTCTTACAGTATCTGAGGCTGATGCTGAAAATAATGCAGGTGCTGATCCAAATTGATGAGTCCAAGCATTAATTAGATCATATCTAAGATTGGCATAATCGTTTACTGTCACTCTAGACTCTACAGAAACTGCTGAACTTTGAACATTTTGACCATATCCATAATCAACAGATCCTGTACCTAATACCGATGCTACCTTGTTTCTAATGTTATTGTAATCTGATACTTGAATTGTTTTTTGTATCCATATACCAAGAGCGGTGCCATTTCCTTGTATTGCTGTTCCTGTTCCGGTTCCAGGGCCTGTGGCTATGAATGTTGTTCCAACATTATTATTAGCTGCACCAAATACTGTCCAAATGGTATCACCTGCGGTAAGAATAGTATAAGATCTTGATACTACAAGATTGGTAGCATCGACAATTCCAGATGCTGTGGCTGTAAACGTTACTCCTATTGTGTTTGAAGCTGCTCCTAATGCTGTCCACACTGTGGTTCCTACAGTGGCGATCGTGTACGATCTGCCGGCAACTAGATATCCAGCACTATCTGTAGATCGAGTAAAAGGAGTTTTAGAAAAATCACCTACATCAAAAGTTAAACTAGCATCAACTGTGTTTAATGTTAGTGTTAAAGTTTCATTACCTTCTGTTATTGATTCAGATACCATCGTAAGGGTAACTGTTGAAGATCCTGTTTTACCGCCATCAACACTTGAGATCGTAAATGATCCGGTTAATGTCGCAGGTGAAAAATCTGAAGCAGAAACCGTTCCTGTAATAGTATAAGGAAATACTGTACCATTTGGTACATTTCTAGTAGAGAGAGTTACTGAAAATGATCCGCCTTCTGTGGTTCCTGGACCACCGCTTTGTGTTAGTTGATACTCAGCAGTATCATACCAAATTACAACAAGACCACTACCACCACCACCGCCATTTTTAGCAGGTGATGTTTGTAATGCTGTTGTATATGTTGGAAATGGGCCTGCTGTTCCATAGGTTGTTAAAGTTCCAGAATGGCCACCCCCGCCGCCGCCACCACCTGTGTTTGGAGTTCCCGGAAATCCAACCTCATTAATAGAACCTCCGTCGCCACCACCACCTAGCCCAGATTCTCCGCCAATTACTAAAGTAGTTGTAGCCCCGCTAAATGTTTCACACCCACCGCCACCACCACCACCGTAAAAATTACCTTCATAAAAATATCCAACCCCGCCGTTTCCATCAGTTACAGCAGAAAAACCAGTGCCTCCGGCACCTGCTCCGCCGCCGCCGCCAAATGAAACATTTCCAGCTCCGCCTGCAAATCCACCACTAGACCCTCCACTTCCGTCATTGTTATTTCCTTGGGTTCCACCCGTGGCTGTAACTGCTCCAAATGCCGAAGAACCACCTGCTGTTGCATTAGTTGGTGGACTAACAATACCACCAGTGCCACCTAGACCAACTGTTACTGAGATTATTTGACCTGGTGTTACAGAATAATTAGTGTTTAATACAGCGTTTCCACCGCCACCACCTCCGCCACCATTATATCCACCGCCACCACCAGCGCCAACCACGAGAACCGTTAGGAGAGAAGCACCTTCCGGTACTGTCCAAGACGTGTTAGCTGTGAATGTTTGGGTTTCTCTTGCCATCGGTTTTTAAATCTTTTTTAAGTTGTATATTTAAAACTTTTAGGTCGCAGAGATAGCAGATATGAGATTGTATGCTGTTGGGCTCTCAATTTTAAATGTTCCTGTACCTGTATTGTCTGCTGCTTTATACTCTGTAACTGCTAAAGAAAGCGTACCGTCGATATTATCTCCAGGTGGCGGTGGTCCACCATCGGTATAATCGTCTTGCCAGGTAATAAGGAAACGTAATGTTGATGCT